GAGCTTTTCTCGAATGCGGCAAACGGATTCGATTTCTTTGTGGCCATGATGGTTCCTCTTGGTTTGTTGATTATTGATTGCGAATGCAACCAATGCAACTATTTTGCCACAAACTATTTGTGGGTGATAGCTGCAACTCCGTTTAATTTCTCGATGGTTCGATACCCACCAAGACCCAGCATACCAAGCAGCAAAGGCATCATCTCTGTCAGGTCTGCGGGGGATACCGCGATGTCCATACCAGCCAGCAGCAGGCCCATTTTTGTAATTGGAAGGAAGAGCCAGTTCCACGCGCATCCAAAGCCGCAGACCCACATGATGAATGGCCGCGCTCCGCTCACAAAGACGCTTGGCGACTTCGCCTCCTCCTTGTTTGCGTCAAGCTGCCCTTGAATGACCATCATCGCAGCGGCCAGTTGCTGCCTCTCCGCCTCACTCTTGTCTGGCCAGAGTTTGTTGATGATCGTACCAACCAGATCGCTTACTGCGCCAATGCCTGTGATGTCCATTTCATTCCCCTTTTGAGTACCCAAATCCCACCCAACAAAAACAGAAAGACTGTGCCAAGCAGCATACACATTGGGTTCTGCGGCGCTCTTTGGACAGCTTTTGGAACAACAACAACCTCACCCCGGAACCCGAACAAAGAGTGCCAAGGTGTAGGGAGGTCTGTGAACGGTCGATACTCCGTCAATACAGAGTCGTTATCCTCGTGTTGCATGTGTGGTACGCACCAATGCTTTGATGTCACCAGCTTGATCCCACCGCCGTCGGAGGCCCACTTGGTCAAGGCGTACTCAACGCAGTTCATGCCAGCAACCTCTGCGCTTTCTGAAACATGGCCAGCCGTTCGGTGTAGCCATTGAATCCGCCATTGATGATTCTTGTGCATGTGCGAAAGTCGCCCCTGTCAGCCGACTCATTCAGCCAGTGGGATTGCCAAAACCACATTGCGCTGCGCACCGCCATCAGCGGATCAGCCAGCTTGTTTGGGTTTTGTATGAAGTCTGTTGCGAGAGCATCGCTCAGTTTTTGGTAGTTGCTTCGTCCAGTGATCTGGATCAGGCCACGACCTCGATACCTGAAGCCATCTCCAGGGACAAGATTCCCCAAATCAACTCTACCCTCGTATCGCTTCTGAGCATCAGTTGGCCCCCATAACTCAGTGAGCCATCGGAACCCCCCAGATTCATGCCCCACCTGAGCGATGAATGCAGTCATGCGCTCCTTGGTATTGATATCAAATTGCGGAGCTTCCGAGTTGATGAGAGGCGCAAATATCTTGGCCCGGTTAATACGCGCACCGGTAATTTGAACCAGGTCTTGTGGTGTGATATTCATTTCGGCCCCATTAGGAATGCACGCCAAACAGCCGCAAGCCCCCACCCAATGAACCCAAGCAGCCCCCACTTGGCCAGCTCTCTGGACATCATCTGCCAGAAAGCTGCGACAGACTCCGCCCGCTTGATGGATGCCTCGTGCTCTCTACGATGCTGACCTGCATCTCCGCCAGGAAACGCAGAGTTCAGGAGCTTGGCAATCTCTACAGCCAGCTCTTTTGTCTCGTCTTCCATGTGCTTGCTCAGGCGTTGATCCATTTTTTCAATACCGGCTGACACCGTGTTGATCATGTGGAGTAACGCAGCCGTCTCCGCAGCCCTGTGGCTGAGAACAACGCCATGTTGGTCTTCTTCAGACATTGGAGGTAGCGCCATTGCAGTGTTTTCCAGATGGATCGAATGGGTCGAGTAAGTGATAGCAGATGACTTGCGCGTAATGCTTGTTCATGCAAGCTGGGCCAGAGATGTATCGAGAGAGCCTTCCGGTCACAAGCTCAAGCGGAGACTTTGGAAGCTCTTTGAAAAACAGCGTGGCTACGGTCACGTTGATCAGCCAGTCCAGAAAGGCTCCAATAGCCAGGGCCGGGAACCCAAGCGCCATGGCTTGCCATGAGAGCTTTTTCGAGAGGTAGGCCCGGTACAGGCCAATCACAATGATGTAGAGATACCATAGCAACCACAGGTACAGCGGAATCTCAAGCAGCATGTACAAGATGTTCATGGTAATGTTTTCCTTGCTACGTTCTCGCTCGGTTCAACATAATTCGCCGCATCTTCAGGCAAATATATCCCTCCAATCTGCTCGCATAACCATAGCAGATTGTCGGATAGCAAGTCGATGAACTGATAAAAGATGTCAAACGGCGACTTCATCGGCAACCTCTTCTGGGTACTTGGCCATGATCTCATCCATGACGGAGAGCAGTGCAGCAAAGCACGCGCGGGATGAGTCAACAATGTCGGTGCGAGAACGCAACTTATGCAACTCTTGAAGCGCAGCTTGTCTGTCTTGCCATGTCAAGTGAGATGTCGGGTAGCCAATCAGCTTGCGACGCATGATCTCTCCACCCATCAGGTGTGCTCCGGTCAAGACATAGCAAGCGCCAGCAATGTCATTCTCCGTCTTGAGTGTCTGGATGTAGAGATTGGCGGCCTTGGAGTCCTCAAGATTGAAACCGCTGTCTGTGATGTCGTTTGCCAGCAGGTACTCACGCTGCAACAAGTAGGCCATGCTGTCGTCGATGGCGCTGTGAATCTGGTGCAGTGCGGTGAGCCATGCTGCGTACCATTTCTTTGGCGGGTTCCCTTGAGCCATCGCGTGCCCAACAGGGTGCGCTTCGCAGGCGTGGTGGATGTCTCGTGTTGCTTCCCAGAGAGGGGTGATAGACATGGCGTAAATCCTTTCTTAAATGGGCCAAGCTAGAGGAGGGAGAAGGGGTTCAATGTCAGCGTATGAGGATGGGGCCACTCGGGTTCCAGAAGCCACCTCTTCGAGCACTGTGTAGAGAGCGGCCCAGGTATCGTCCCGCGCATGAAGCGCATAGGTTCCCTCAAGCTGGAACCTTGGAACAGTGGAGCCTACATACGTGGTTGCGCTCAGGATGCCATCGTAATTGCGTGTCTTTGCAAAATCGTCCAGCCTTTGTTGAGTAGCATTCACAATCCCATCTTGAAGCTCTTTGGCGGCCTTTGCTTGATTCGCTGCAACTTGAGTTGGCGTGAGATCGTTGACCTGCCACTGCTGGGTGAACACACCCCCAACCAGAGCAGGTGGTAACTCTGTCACGCTCTGGGTAACGCGGTCATAGGTAGGTGTCACCAGTGCCACGCGAGGGTATCCAACAGAGGCAAGAATCTCGTCAGTCAATATCTGAGGAAGGAAAAAGCCTGATGCGTGTACTCGAATCTCAGCATGAGAGTGGAATACCATATTCGTATTTTCGTGAATCCACATAATTTTCCCCAATCCTTAAAAGTAATCAAATGTCAGTGTTGATGGATACCTGCGGCCAGGCCCCCAGATAATTCTGATGCCCCCTATGGAGTTATATCCTCCACCGCCATAAAGACCAGGAATATTAGCTTCGCTGTAAATCCCAGAACTGTTTCCACCTCCGCTTCCTCCACCACCAATAATAGTGGCTGACGGGCCTTCGCCTTTTAGACCAACACCCCCTCCTGCCGCCATTACGCGGTTTAAGCTGCCGGAGCGGCTTGTTGCGGATTGGGAGCCACCGCCTCCGCCTCCGCCAAAAATAGGAGTTGGGAGTAGGGTTAGATCAACACCATACGGAGCAGCCGGTACGCCATCTCCTCCGTTACCAGAATATCCAGCAGCGCCTCCGTATCCAATACCTAAAGTCGAATAAAGAAGCGGTGGCCCAATACCTCCGTTACCACCTCCATCGCCGAGGTTTGGTGTTGCGTCAATCGTGGAGTTCCCACCGGCAGCACTACAAACAGCAACCCCATTTATTTGCAAAACTGACCCATAGCCTCCTCCGCCAACGTACATAGTCGCAGTATCTCCTGGGCTGACGGGTATGTTATTTTTGTACCGTAAATTTCCACCATTTCCAGAACTTGTGTAGACATCTTCGTCTCGGTACGAGTCGTAATACCATGCCATGGTCCCTCCTGAGCCAACGCAGACTGCGCAGATGGAGTACACCTCATCAGGGATGATGAAGGTGTAAGTACCAGCAGTAGGTGGAGTCTCAATCTGCCCACCTGGGAGCTTAGTTCTTTGCGGAATCAGCAGTGCTCCGATGCTCATTTCACATCCAATCTATAGGTTCCAACCCACGTTACGCCGCCGTCGATGCTGTAGAACCCAAAAGAGTCTCTTCCAGCAGTGGTTAGCGCAGGAGACATGCCTTGCTCCCACTTTATCCCGGTAAACCATGCGCCAACGGCGGAGCCGCCATTGATGACATCAAGAATGAATCGGTTAACTTGCGGCAATGGAAGCGCGTTTATCACGTTCATCGTAGTTGGGCCTGTGACAGTGATAGTAAAAAAGTCAGCCACAGCAAGGTCAATCGTCCCCGACACAGCGTTCGCAAAAAGATCAACGGTGCCGTTGTGTCCTGGCGCGCCTTGCGGCCCTTGAATGCCGGTGAAGTTTCCTGCATTCACCCACAGCGCGCCATCAAAAAACCAGATGAACTTGGTGTCTTCTGCCAAGATTCCTTCTCCCCGTACAGCGCCTGGGCGCGCTGCTCCCAGCGATGTCTGAGGGAATGCGCCTACAGTGGCAATGGTGGCTACAACAGTCATTGCCGGGCCTACAGGGCCTGGAACTGTGCTATCTGCGCCAGGGTCGCCTTTCGGCCCCTGGATATTCCCAACGTCAACCCAGATACCTCCAGTCGTGGTCAGTGTGTTCAAGACCCAGAGATGCTTGTCGTACTCATTGATCACTCCGTTGCCACGAATCGCAGAAGGGAAGCCTGAGTTGAGTGCCGACGAGCTGATAGATGCTGTGTTGACAGAGCCAATGACAGTGAGGCCTGGGCCGATGGGGCCTTGCGGGCCAACGATGCCACCGTAGGGCAAGTCGAGGTAATGGAGCACGCCATTACCAATTTTGAACTTGCCTGTATCACGCTCCAATACCAGCTCTCTATCAGCCAGAATTGGATTGAAGGATGTCCAACGGGCGAGGGTGTCGCCGCGCAAAGAAAATTGAATGATTGAACTCATGCTTGCGAACTCCCTAAGTCAAATTTAGCGCCGCCGGTGTAGGTCGTCCCCGCATTGCCAGCGTCGAACAATGCGGAGTGGGCTGGCGCGAGGCCGATCCACTGCGTTCCATCAGAGTAGTACATCAACCGATCTGTCCCTTGAATCAATGCTCCGACGAATGTTGCCGGATTGAGTACGGAGACATCCTTGATGCCCGACTCGCCAGCGAGGAGCGAGCGCCCAGAAAGTAACTGCTGGTCACTGAGTAGACTCATCACACCACCCCGATATGTTCTGCCGACGGCTTCTCTTCACCGGAACCCCATACGTCGATGGACGCTGGGAACTGAGCACGCATCAAGAGCTGATCTCCAGTTGCGCCAAGTGAGTTGCGTTTCATAATCGACCGGCCCTGGACGGGAACCAGTGCAGTGTCTCCGGGCGGAATGACCAGCACACCTGGGCACATCACATTCAGTCCAGTCTCCGTCAAGATGGATACCTCAATCCAGCAGTCAACCGTGGATTTGTTGCGGGCGTAGACCGGAGTCATAAAGAAAATCTCGCCCGGTCTGATGGCTCTACTGTTGTCCAGGACATCGCGCGTTGAGTACATATAGCTGGCATCAGGCACAGAAAAGTCACTCGCTTCCGCGACCGCAGTCCATGCTGTCGGAAGGTCAACTGAAAAGAAGTTGACCGAGCGCCCGGTGGATGGAGTTTTGCAGGTAATACGTGGCATCAGAAGCTCCTTGAAATTGCTGCACGGGTAGCAATCCGGCGTACAGCTTGGTCAAATGGCGGGCCGTTCAGCTCGCCTGTATCGGCAGTAATTTGCAGGCCGCCGACAAAAAGTGCGTTACCCTGATCGTCCTGACCGGAGGCAATGACAACACCCTCGTTCTCTTCGATGATGGAGTCAGCAATGGTGGCGCTGTTACGGGCCGGAGGAATCTTTGTCAGTGAGACACCAGACATCACAGCCGTCCACGTATGGCCAATGGCCGTGATTCTGCTTGGGTCTGTGCGTCGAACCGGAGCGCCAACAGTCGCAATCAGCGCGTTGAAAAGCTGTGTGACATCGTTCTGCGTTGCCACATCGAGGCTCAGAGTCGTGTTGATCCGATCCCGCATGTAGGCAAATGCGTACAGGAACGCAGGCAATGTTTCGGGCGCGAAGTTCGGATCGCCCATGACATTGAACAATCCCTTGGCTACGTCAAGCATTGGCTGTTGATTTGCCGTCTTGAGAGTCCAGCGTAATGCTTGCATGATGCTCGCGGCATCGTCCCTTGTATGCTGCTCCCTCGCTGCCGTCCACCCGGTCACGTAGCCATCAAAGACCAAGGCCCCCCACATCATGTCGATGATGTCTTGCGTTGCTGCCGCAAGGTTGGCATCTATGGCTAGCCGGGCGGGCAACGGAGAATGCAACGTCAGACCAGGAACTTCAGTCGGAATGACGATCTGGCGAGTACCCTTTGCGTAGAGGCTGTAATCCCCAAATTGCGTACTGCAAGCGCTGAGAATGATTTGCCCACCATTAATGGCCAGGAAGTGCTTGTGTGCCCACATGGACACAGCATTCACTGCGTTGATCAGAGCGCCATTCTTTGCGCAGTACCCAATGCCGTTTGGAAGGACTGGCGTTGCGCCCCATGCCATGATGTTCGGGAAGACGGAGTATTGACTGCATACCAGCCCGTCTGCCAAGAGGACGCCTCCGCTGCGCGGAACCTCCGGGTTGCCATTGGCGCGGTCGAGGGGAGGGGCAATAAGACCCCATTTCGGGATAGTGCGAACCGCGATCTTGTGGGCGTAAGGAACTCGACGGATCACAGCACCTGGGCGGAAGCTCACAGCAAAACCCTCTGTCGGGTTGGTCATGTCATCCAACTGCCAGCCCTCGAACATGATGCCTTCGATGAAGCACCCGCTCCCCATGCGGAACACGTTTCGCTGCTCAAACCCTGGGTTTGGACGGACGAAAACGGTTCGGTGGGTTGCCTTGATCACGCAGTTGTCCGGCATGTCCAGATGCCCGTTCGTGTACACGAGATGGTTTGGTGCCCACTCGATCACTGTTGGGTTGGAATGCGACCAAGCGATCTCAAGGGCGCGCTCAATGGTAGCTACGGCTTTGTGCCAAGATGATCCATCGAACCCGTCATTGCCGTTTTCTTTGACGTGGACAAGGTTGGCGATGGTGTAGTCGGTGCCAGCAACGCTGGGGTAGGTGCTGATCTGCGTCGCAACATCACCGGTGTCGTGCAGGTACAAGATCAGGTACTCTGTCTGCAACGTCGAGATGACGCTGAAATACTGTCCAACAACAGTTGCAGCAAGGCCTAGAGCCGTGTTGGCATAGACGGCAGCAGAGAGCTGGGCAGCGTCTCTTGCGGCTTCAGATGCAGCTCTTGCGACATCAGAGAGGCCTGCCTGGGTTGCAGAGATGCCAGCTTGTAGGGTGGATTCGTCTGCTGCGTTTTTGGCGATCTCCGCCTCAGCCGTGGCCCGGATGGCATTCTCTCGCGTGGACAGGACATCCAGTGCGGTAGCAGCGCGGTCAGCGGCAACTTGAATCCTGTCAGCCGCTGTCGCTGCTGCATCTTCCGCTGTTGAGATTGCTGCCGCTTCTGCCAATGCGGAGGCCGCTGAGGCGGATGCAGAGTCAAGACCTACCTGGTACCTGTCTGCGGCTGTTGATTCTGCATCCAAGCCAGTCTGAATGCGATCCAGGCCAGTTTGAACACGGTCGAGTCCAGTCTGAACGCGATCTGCTGCGGTAGCTGCTGCATCCAGAGAGGTTGGCTTCTGGTTGACGACCCCTGTGGATGCGTCGAACAAGTCTCCAAGTAGAGACCCGATAGGCCGTCCACCAATCTCGGCTGCTTCGAGGTACTCTTCAAGGATATGCTCACCACTGTACCGGCTGGTGAACTTGAGTTGGTCTGCGTCAGGGCGCGTGATTTGAGTTGCCATGGTGCGTTCCGCCTGCTAAGTGTTGAGGGCAGCGTGAACCTCTGCTTCCAGAAGATTCACTCTTGCCAATGCTGTGTTGACAGCGTTCGCGGAGGACAGCACTGTAGCTTCCAGCGATAAGTAATCCATCTGTGCTTTGGCAATGGCCTCTGCGATTGCTGCGTCGATGTAGTCGCGCGTCAGCGGAGGTACTGTAAAAGCAAGTTGTGCTTTGCTCGGGGTGGTCATTTCATGCCTCCTGCGCTGCGGAGAGGAACGATATTCCCGGCTCCAAGTTGTTTTTCAAGGTTCTCAACCGGGATTATTTGCGATTGGCCCCGCGCTTTCTCCATGATCGCCATCTGTTGAGACGGGCTAAGCCCCTCTTTTGCCAGCGTTTCTCTGGAAATTTTGAACTGATCAATGTCGGGAACGCCCATTGACCTGATGGCCTCTTCCACCAGTCGGCCAGCGTCGTATTCCATGGTAAGGCCAGCCTGGTTTACCACCGTGAGTATCTGCATCCACGTCTCTGGAGACCGAGTTGGTTCCAGCGGAAGGGTTCCGTCCACCACCATGTAGTCGATCTGGCCCTGAAGCATGGACACGTCGTAGTTCACGTACCCGTTGTCCACCAAACCACCCAAAACATCGTTCTTTTGATCGTCTGGAACCCGGATTGAGCCTGAATAGTTCAAAGCGTCCTGAATGTTGGAGGCCATAAGGCGCACGCCGGGGCGTATCCCGGTGGCTGAGATCACTCTTGACAGCACGCCAAGGCGTTGGGAGCCAAGCTGGCTCAATCGTTGAATCTCGGTGGCTGTACGCACGTCTGCCGTTGGCATACCCTGCTGGGCATCGCTGGCGGCGGCCACACGCTGCTTCATATCCGATAAAAACTGGATGTCCTGGTAGTGCCCCTTGGTCACATCCGGCACTTGGGCAATGTGAACCCCGTCTCCGGGCTTGGTTCCGGGCAAAGTACGCACAATGCCCCAAGGATTCCGGTTGATCAGGTCATGGATGGCGACCTTGGTGGGGTCGGCAAAGATGAGGTTGTTGAGAGCAGCCTGTACGTTATCCACACGAGAGCGGAGAAGCCAAGTACCAAGATCATGGAGCGGAAGGAGGATGTCATACAGGCTCTGCTGATGGGATTTGTGGCTGTCGAAACCGAATCCTGGGTTCGTGACCGGAAACTGGCGTCCATACGGGGAAAGTTGCGCCCGAATGACGAATCGCTCGTCAAGAATTGTCACCACCATCCACACTTCACCCAGCGATGGCATCCCAAGTTCGTATCCCGTGAAGCAAATCCATGCCTCATCGACTACGTGGCTTCGTCCGACCTTAAATTGGTGGTTGGTTGTCCCGTCGAGCTGAGTTTGTGGGTTGATATTCCACCCATTCCCGTTTTCCTTGTGCCATTCGTGTGAAATCCAGCCCGTAACGAGCGTTGAATTGTCCAGAAGGCGAGGGTACTGTGCGACTTTGGGATACATCCCTGTGCGCCGGAGGGAGGAACCAGATGCGTGGTCTGAAAAAACGATGAATGCCATCTTGTCCACATCACCGGCAGGCGCTCGGGGGTCTGGGAAGGTCTTGCGTGGGTCGGCATTGACGATCAAATTGGTGTTGAGCCTGTCACTCCAGACCCATTTTGTAGGCGCTGTGCCATACCGGATGATGTCCAGGAACTGTTGAGCGAACTTTGCCTCCGCTGCGCCAGCGCGCATCTGCTGATGAAGCACTCGCTCCATCAAAACGGCAGGTTTCCTGCTGGCGCGGTTCAATCCCTCGAACTGAAACATGGGATTCCGACCGGTAATGGCGGCCATGAAGTAGGTCAGGACGGTATCGGAGATGGCACGGGTGTCAGAGATGACAACCTTGTTGCGGAATGACGTTGCGTCAGCCGGGACATAAAGATCATGGGCACGATCAGCCTCTTGCCATGCGGAGTACCGTCCCGAAACCGACTTGTGGGACATCTCTGAGATGACCCTGACGTACTCAACCAGCCTGTTTTCCTGATCCTGTGTCAGGTCAATGGAAACATCGTCGTACCCCATCAACTTGTTGGCCAGCGGGGACAGGTCTACAACCACCGAATCACTCGTTGGGGCAGCTCTGTAGTCAAACCAGGATGAGTTCATACCCCTATTTGACCACAAAAGCTGCACAAGTGGCAAACGAAAGCAACTACTTGGTCAAAAACCCCAGCCCTTCCATTCGATATTATTGGCGGCAGACTTGAACCCATTTTCTCCAAGCCATCCATGGGGGTCTGCCTTCAACTCCCCACCAGCAAAAAGCAGCTCCGACATCTTTGGGCCAGCCACAAGATCGCCAATCGGGGCGGAAAAGTCCTTCATGCCGGTAATCACCATGCGGGACATCACATCCACAAGCATCACAAACGAGTCAACCTGATCGTCGTTCTTCGCAGCAGGGAAGGTTGAAAGCTCCGTCATCCAATCTTCCAGCCAGTCGGCTTCCTCCGGGATGAACACACGGCCACCCTCAACGAGCGGAGTGATGCTGGCGGCCCGCTGGAACTTCTCCACAGCTCCAGGCTTCCACGGGATCACAGGGACGCCGCTGTTAGCGCGGAGTTCCTGGATGAGAGACTGGCCAGATGCGTTGTCCTCCACCCAAAAACCACGCAGCCCTTGGCTTCGGTATGTAGCGTTGATGGCGATGGCCTTGCGCTTCAAGTCTGGGAACTCCAGCTTCTCACGAAACACACGGAGAACGTAGATGTCACCCATTTCCGTAATCCCGCCTACCGTGAACACGGAGTAGTCGTTTGATGTTTTCGACTTGAACGCCGTGTCAACCGTTACAGCGAGCGCATGGAAAGTCTGAGGGACTGTATCCCTGTTGTACTTCCTGAACCACGACTCCTTGATCAGGTTGCCGCCAAGGACGTAGGGATTCTGCTGATACAGCGCCTCAAAGTCCCGGTCTCCAATGATGGCCTTCTGCTTCAACAGCCATGGCACGGAGAAGCGGGATGGCCAGAGCGCGTCGTAACTGTCTGCCACGTTGACCAGTGGGTTGACCAGCTTATCGCTCAGCAGCTTTGTCACATGTTCCGATTTTCGATCACCGGTGTCGATCTGCTCGGTTGAAAGGTTGGGGATGTACCTTGGGTCATCCTTTGGCAAATGGTTTCTCCGAACGTAGACGCCGCGCTCGCGCAACGTCAACGCCTTGAAGTTCAGGTGAACCCACTCGCCAGCGTGGAACTCCTTGGAGTCAATGATCCGGCCAGCCAGATCGTCGGGATGCCATCGCGTCTGGGTCACGATCTGCATGGCTGGCTGGCCAGTGCGGTCTGGCTGCATCCGGCTCAGCAGCCCGGAGGTGTAGAAGTCCCAGACTTTGCGTCGCTGGGTAGTGCTGTCTGCCTCCTCTCTGGATTTGTACGGGTCGTCAATAATCAGGCAGGAACTGCCGCGCCCGGTGGTAGTTCCATTCAACCCAACAGCGTAGTACGCTCCGCCAGTGGTCGTCTTCCAGAAGTCAACAGCACGGCTTTCCTTGCTCAGGTCGAAATCCTTGAAAGCCTTCCGCGCCTTCTTGTCCGTGACGATCTCGCGCGTTGCTCGGCCAAACGTGGCTGCCAGTTCGTTGTTGTACGAGCTGACCATTACCTCGCGGGTTGATCTCCGCATCAGTGCGTATGCTGCAAAATTGATAGTGGAGTTTGTTGATTTGGCATGTCGAGGCGGCATCGTAATGAGAAGATTCCTTACAGGATTTCCACCCTTGGAAAGCAGTGCATCCTTCTCCAGCAAGTCCAGAACCTCCTGCATCTCCTTCTGGAACTTCTCCCAGACAAAATCGTAGTAGTACGACATGAATCCCTGAAAGCTGTTGGCGCTTTGCTTCAGCTTGAGCAGATACCGCGCTGCGTCCTGCTGGCTAATTGAAGAATTGACCATACTTATCCTTTCTACCTTCTGCTTTCAGCAGCTCGTGAATACGCCTGATTGATTCGATTGACGTGAGTCCCTTTGGCATCATGTAGAAAATATCAGGACGCTGTTTGCGAAGTTCCTGAAGCCTGATGCTGCCATCCTCCTCAGTCGTGATCCCCTTGAGTCCTGTCAGACCCTTGATCTTTGGGTTGAACTCGTAGTCCCTGCGCTTGTCCTCCTTCGCCTTGTCCTTGGCCAACTTGCGCTGGATTGCGGCCTGACTCCTTACTCCACGGAGAGGGGACGCGCGGAACTCTCTGGTGATCTCCTGGTGCTTCTTGTCGATGACCTTGGCCAGGTAGGCCTCTTGTCCAAGCCCCATGGCCAGAGCTTTCATTTCCAGCCGCTTGGCCATGGTGCGGGCGCGAGTGGCAACGATCTTGTCCAGTCGTTCCTGATGCCTGCGCTCAACCTCTTCCTCGCTAAGACCTCGCGCGCGCCAGAGGTCTTTCAATGTTTTGCCAGGTACTGCCAATCCTTTCGACAGGTTGGCCATGACGTGAGGTGGAAGCTCACTCAGTTTTTTTTTACCTTGGGAGGCTTGGCAGGAGGCTTGGCTGAGTAGGCTTTGACAGCTTCATCAATGCTGGCAATATGCTTGGTGATCTTTTTCAGCTTTCTGGTGGCGTTGGCGCTTTCCTGTCTGTCCTCGCGCTCTGCCAGCTCCTGACCCTGCTTCATCACGGCATCCACTGCCAAGTGCTTTGCTTTGCCAAGTGCGAGGTTCTCCAGCTCTTCGAGAGTCAACTCTTCAAGCTCCCTGTTGACGCTCTGGGCAATAGGCTTCATCGCTGAAACCTTTGGCATGAACCGCTCTGCCAGCAGAGAGAAGATTCGCATCTGGGCGCTATCCCACTTCTTGACACCCGTCATCACAAGGGAAGCATCCTCCATACCCTGAGCAAACACTTCAAAGCCACGGCGGGTTACAGCAGCTATCTCGTCAGGACGGACAGCATTCTTGGCAAACAGGGAGGCCACGTTGGCAGCCTCCACTTGGCGGCGTTGAATCGCTGGATCGACGTTTTTGTTGAAGTCTGCCAGTGCGTACTTGTTCACGTAGACTGGCTTGGCGTTGTGGCCAAGTGCTCGTTTGGGTATGCCAGCGCTGGTCTCGAAGGCTGGGATTGCGTCAGGATCAGTTGGACTCGTAGTTGAGGTGTGATCGTTCCTGACGAGAGTCTTGATCCTTGGCATGGTTAGAAACCGAACTGGTGGAGGCTGGCCAGGTACTCCGCGCGCGCCTTCTCCTCAGACGCGATGGCAGCTTTCATCTTTTCAAGGTTGTCCAGGATCGCCCCTTGGCAGGCTTGGTACGTCCGTTTTTCTTTCGGAAGGGCAGCATTCAACCGAAGGTAGGTGATGTGCTCGTTAAGCGTGTGAGGCGATATGCCCAACTTTTCCTCGACCTGTTTTGCAGTATGTCCAGAGCAGAGCAGTTCGACGATGGAGATGGCAATGGGAGCGAGGTGCATGATTTTCCTGTTGGTTGATGAGGATTTGATTATCGCAAAAGTAAGCAATAAAAGCAACCTATGTTCGGAAGAATTTACGCTGCTTGTTGAAATCTTTCGACGTCTTCTGGAGTCGTAACCCTCCTACTCATCCCGTTGCGAAAGATCACGTTCCCAACGAGCATCTCGCCATCGACGGTTGCGAGCTTCTTTGTGCTGCCTTGGCTCGTGGTGGTCTCAACCTTCTCTGTCTCTTCGATGTCTTGGTTATTGTTCTCAACCCCCCTTGGCCATGACCCTTGGCTCGAACTCGGCCTTGTTGCTTAAGGCGATGTTGGATCGGCACAGCCTGCCATCAACCGCTATCCGTTCGGCTTTCATGTAGCCACACTCCTCAAGCTGGTCAAAAGCTCTGGTCACATCCCGACGGTCTATGCCAAGCCTTCTCGATACCCTCCTGGCCGAGATTTCCCAACTTGATTCGTGTAGGAGGATGTAACAAGCAATCCTGAAAGTGGTCGGTGGCAAGCGTCGATCTTCGGTCATGCTTGCCAAAACGGGGGCGAATGGTTGATCTGTGTGGGCGAAGACGTTCACGGGTGATCCTTTTGGAAAGTTGAGGGGTGCTACATTTTTACCC